TGATTACAGAAGCATTAGGAAACCCAGCACAACACTTTGAAGTTGGTGGCGATTTTCAATCTGGAGTTTACGCTAAGGGTGGTTCTTTACAAGCACACGGAATTGAAGTAGGAGATACTTTTATAAAAACAATATCTGGTGGTATTCAAAAAGTAAAAGATAAAAACGGAAAAATTGTTTATATCAATTTATCAAATGGAGAAAGAGATTCACAACCACCATTGCCTTTTAATAAAGGTGGTGCGGTTACCACCGAAAGAAAGCACGTTAATAAAGGCGAGGATTATGAAGTGCGTTATGCAAAACCAAGACCAAAAAGAAAAGGTTATAAAGGCGTTAGAAAATTTGATGATGGTGGAGTGCAAGATGGTATAGAAGAAGATATTGATATGACAGATGACAAAGTACTTCGAGTAAGAAAACCAACAATGCCAAAAAAGAAATTATCTAATTTAGAGTTAGCAGAAAAACATAATTCTGGTGCATACGAGTTTATGGGTAAAGATAAAATAGCTACTGGTGGAGAAACTAAAAAAGGTGGCAAAGGTGGTATTATGGTTTTAGCAAAAAAAATTCGTAAAGAGGGCGAAAGTTGGCAAGATGCTTTAAAAAGGGCTGGGCAACAACTTAAATAATTAAAAACAAGGCATTTATTTATTATTAGTAATAATAATTTTTTATATTTGTGCATTAAAGTAAACTTAATAATATAAACACTATGGAAAAGATTGAAGATTTATTAGAAAAATTAGATAACGTAATTACATCTTCTTTGGCTAAAAGACTTGATACGTTAGATGACTTACAAGAAAAATTAGAAGCATCTGGCGAGGATTATGAAAAAAATCCAACTGATGACAACAGAGATAGTTACAATGAAGTAATTGAGTATGTTGAAAAGATGGAATTAGGTATTATAAGAGATTTAGAAGCGTTGTTAGAAAAAAGAAAAGCGGAGGAATTGGCTAAAGAACAAAAAGCAGACGAACCAGCAACTCCACCAGCATCAACAGAAGCACCAGCAACTCCACCAGCAACTCCACAAGCAAAAGTAGAGGAGAAAAAAGATGGTAGTGGTGTTTTAACGTTAGTTATAGGTGGCGTATTGCTTATTGCAAGTTTTGGGGCAATTAATTACTTCCGAAAACAATAGTAATAATTTAAAATTAAAAAAAATGAACAAAGGTCAAGTTATCGGATTAGTAGTTACTGGATTAGCAGTAGTAGGTGGAATTGCAGTTTTCAATTATTTTAGAAAACCAAGAGTCAATTCAGAAGGGTTTTTTAATGCTACTGGAATGAGTCCTTTTTTTCAACAAACGTCTGATAGAAATAAAGACAATTTCAGCAATATGACTGGAACTGGTTGTTAAAAATGGCTTACAAAATTTTACCATATAGCTTTAGAAAGGCAAAGGAACTGGGGGTGGTTATTAAACCATCCTCAAATATCCTTAAAAAAATTGATGTCTTTAAGAATGGTAAGAAAGTCGCTTCGATAGGTGCAAGGGGTATGAATGATTATCCTACTTATTTAGCAAAAGAAAAAAAGTGTAGCTACGAAAAGGGTTACGCTAATAAAAGAAGGAAATTGTATAAAGACAGACACGAAAAAGACAGAAAGGTTGTTGGTAGTGCTGGATATTATGCAGATAAAATTTTATGGTAAATGAAATTAATATACGAAGATAAAGTACCAACATCTTATAGAGTTGCATTTGTAGAAAAAGTAAAAAAAATATCTACTAATTTAGGCATTGACCCTAATTGGTTGATGGCTATTATGTATTTTGAAAGTGCAAAAACATTTTCTCCAAGCATCACTAATAGTATTGGCGCAACTGGATTAATTCAATTTATACCAAGTACCGCTACATCTTTAGGTACTTCAACAAGTGAATTGAGGAAAATGACCGCAGTACAACAATTAGATTATGTTGAAAAGTATCTCGCAAGATACAAGGGAAAATATAAAAATTATATTGATGTTTATTTTGCAGTATTTTTTCCATTAGCAATAGGTAAGCCAGATGATTGGGTAATACAAGCCAAAGGAATAAGTGCATCGGCAGTTTATAATTCAAATCCAGCTTTTAGAGTTCTTAAAGATGGTAAAATAAGAGTTTGGGAAGTTAAAAAAGTTATGTTAGAAAAATTACCTAGCGAATGGGTAAATAATGGTAGTTTTAGTTTAGCAGTTAAATCATATAAAAAACAAATTACAGTTGGACTTTTATTAATTGTTGCTGGAGTAACATTATATTATAAATATGGAAGAACTAAATAGTACTGAAAAACAAGAAGTAAAAAAAGAAGTTAATTCTCAATTACATAAACACCTATCTACAATTTTTGTAGTGGTAGGCATTGTATCTTTTACTTTAGGCGCAATAGTGAATTACTATACAATTAGAAGATTAAACGGTAAAGCATAATGAAAATAAGCGGTAAAATATTAGATAGCACAAACGAACCGTTATATTTGACTAACATAACAATTATAACTGGAGGTCAATCTAATAAATTTGGTACAGTTGCAAATGAAGATGGAGAGTTTAATTTGGACAACGATATTATAAATGAAGATTCACAATTTAAAATTAGCTATCAAGGTTTTAGACCTCAATTTTTTAAAGCAGATGAATTACAAGGCAAAACAATAAAACTAGAGGAAGATACAATAGAACTTAACGAAGTAATTGTACGACCAAAGGACAAGCCAAAAAATATAATTACAAAAAACCAAGATAACAACATAAAACAACATTTACAAAAGCATAAACTTGTTTACGCTGGATTAGGGGGAATAGTAGCCATAGCATTAATAGGAATATCAATTAAAAAATTAAGATAATTATGGAAGCACCAGCAGTAGCAACACCAGATGTTGCACCAGCACCAGCACCAGCAGTAGTACAACCACCAGCACCAGCACCTCAAATGGCAGATGGTGGAGCAATGGATTCAGTTGCGAAGCCAAAAATGAATACTAAAGATATTATTATTAGCTTATTGCTGATTACAGTATCTATTTACGGAATTGTTTATTACAGAAAAGCTATCAAAAATATTGACGAACAAATTTCGCCAGAAGAATTTGATAATATTGCTGGAATGGTAGATGAACACGATGTAAACTTGAAAAAAGCATTGGGTACTAAATATAAAAAAATGTAGTTATGGCAACTATAAAAGATAAATGCTACAAAACTGCAAAAGCTACTTATGATGTTTTTCCTTCGGCAAGAGCATCACAATCTATTGCTAAATGTAGAAAAAAATCTGGAACAGTAAATAAGTCAAAAGAGGGATTGAATTTAAAAAGGTGGAACGCAGAAAAATGGATTGACACATTAACTGGAAAACCTTGTGGAGCTGGTGGTAAAAAAGAATATTGCAGACCAACCAAAAAAGTTTCATCTAAAACGCCTAAAACTGTAAGTGAAATTAGCAAGTCAAAATTAAAAGCTAAACAGAATGAAAAGTTAAAAGTAGGAATGGGTAAAAGAGTAAAAAAAATATAAAAAATAAATTATGGCAAAAGCAGTAAATGGTTATTTCAAAGCAATGTTGGAAGCCAAAAAGAAAAAATCATCATCGTTTGTTTACGGTGGTAAAACTTATATAGCTTCAAAAACAAAGACTGGAGTTATGGTATATAAAGCTAAATAAAATGATACATAAAAATAAATTAATAGTATATGGAGTAGTAGGCTTGATAGCCTATTACCTATTGAATAGAGTTAGAAAAATGAAATTAGTTTCTGATTTAAAAGATGGAGCTAATACACCTTTTGTAGAAGAAGTAGTTGATGATAAAGAAGCTAATTGCAGAAAAGAATGGGTAGAAAAAATAGGTAGTAAGTCAAGATTTAGTAGTGAAGAAGGTGCTAAAAAATCTGAAAGCGACTACGTTGCATCTTGTTTAAAAAAATAAATAAAATGAATATAAACCAAGTAACTTACGGAAACCCAACAAGAGAAGGCAAAATTATTATTGAACAAAAAGGTTTTATGGATGACCTTTTTGTACAATTTGACGAAGATTCATTTCCACTAAATAATTCAGAATTAGTTAAAGACGAACTAAATGAAATTGTTGATTATGTAAATTCAATAAGTGATGAAGATAACAAAGCTTTTTTGACTAGGTATAAATCTTACGATAGAAGTTTAAGTCAAACTATAATTACCACATTTAAACAAAAAGGTATAGATGTCGAAAATCTTTGTCAAGATATTATTGATGACACAAAAAGTTTAATTTTAAGATTAAAATATTTTTACCAAAGACCAAGACCA